ATGGACGCCGCCAGCATGACCTGGTCACCAGTGACGATGCGCTGGCCAGAGCAGGCCACGCAATGGATGGGCGGTCTGTCTGCCGCCAAGGATCTGGCCACCGGCGAGCTGGCCAGTACCGCCCAGCGTCTGGCGGGCCTTGAAGGTTTGGCCAGCACCAACCCGGGGCCGGTCGGCGATGCGGCGAAAAATGCCATTGAAGCCGGACGCACTGCGCTGGCAGAACAATTGGGCCAGGTGCCGGCGTGCCTGGTGGTGACGCCGTTTCAGAGCGGCATCGGCCAGGGCAAGGGCTATCAACGCTACCTGTCGGCGCCGAATGTGCTGGAACACTTGGCCAAAAAACTGGAGGACGCCACCGATGCGGGCCGTCCAGTTGGGCCGCAATATGCCCTGTCGATTCTGTTCCTAGGCACACGCCTGGAACAGTTGGCCAGCGGTCTGTCGCGCTTCAATGCGTTGCTGCCGATCGGCGACCTGGTGCGCAGCGAGCGGCGCGCCCAGCACCTGCTGAAACTTGAAAGCGACAAGTGGGAGATCCCCGGGGCCGGCCCGTTGCCGCGCTGGCAAGGACTGCCCCTGGAGCGCTGCACGGTGGTCAAGGCTGCCAAGCAATCGATGGCCGGCCAATTGGCCGTGCTGGAAGGCTACGCCGCCGACAGTTCGCCGCTGGGCGATCTGGCTGCGCTGGCCGCTCGCAAGACGGCACAGCAACAGGGACGGGATCAACAATTGGCCGACCTGAAAGACCTGCTGGCCGGTGGCAGCGCCGATGTCAGCATACGGGCGCGCCTGATTGGCCCGGGCAACTCCAGCGAGCTGCGCCAGGAGCTGTTGAGCGGTGATGCACCTGGGCATGAGTGGGTGCAGTGCGCCGGCCTGCTGTTGGTGGGCACGCAAGAGGGGTTGAGTTTTGTGCGGGAGCTGGTGGGCCTATGACGCTGTTGCTCGACGGGCAAAAAATCCAAGGGAAGAACCTCAAGGTCACCGGCAATCTGCGCATCGAAAGCGGCGACATGTCGGGGCAGACCAGCAACACCGACAAAGCCCACAAGGGGTTCAAGCCCAAGACGCTGGCCGTGTCGCTGATGATCCCCTTTGTTGATCGGGTGCAGTTGACTGACCTGATGCGCATGGCCGAAGCCACGGCGAGCGGCGGGGAGTTGCATCTGTATCGCGTCGTGAACGACACCGCCGAAGCGTTCGGCGTGCGTCAGGTCGAATTCTCCGAAGGCGTCAGTGCCCGCGAGGCCGACAGCCTGAAAGCCTGGCTGGTGCAGTTCACGCTGAGCGAGCGCGAATCGAACCCGGAAAAGGTCGAGGGGCGGCGTGCCGGCAACAAGGTCGACGCCCAGGGCGCCCCGGGCAGCACGGTCGGCGAAGGTGGTAGCAGTTCCGGTTCGGGCGACAACCCGGAACTGAGCGGCTTTGAAAAGGTGCTGGGCCGTGTGGATAAGTGGCTGGGTGGGAGTGAGAAGAAGTGAAGCTGCACAAGGTTCTGGCCATCAATGGCGCGCCTGTTCCCCTGGTCAAGGAAGACGTTCGGCTGGACGCCACCAGTCCAGGGCGGGCGAATTTCACCGTGCAGTCTGCCGAGCCGCTGAAAGGGTTGGTAACGCTGGACATCGGCTACAACGACCGCACGCTGCAGCGCCACTTCATCGGCTACGTCGTGCGTTGCACCGCCGCCAATTCCAAAGAGCAGGTGCTGTTCTGCCGTGAGCTGGCTGCCGTGCTGGCCAACCCGTTGCCGCTGAACCTGCGTCACGTCGATCTGCGCGCCGTGCTGGCTGCCATCAGCGAGCAGACGGGGCTTTCGCGTTCCTGATCAGCCTTACGCCGGCGTGAAGGCACCTTACTTCTACAGCCTTGCCGCCGGATACCAGGCGATGGACAGCCTGGCCCGGGTGTTCAGTATTCCGGATTTCACCTGGCACCAGCTGAGCAACGGCGAAGTGTTCGCCGGCAGCTGGGCCGACGGCTTTTTTGGCGCCCGGGCGGCGCTGCAGATCCCCACGGAGCTATTCGACGGCTACCAGGGAAACCAGAGCGCGATGGTCGCGGCCCTTCCTGGGCTGCGACCGGGTGCAACGATCAACGCCGGCGAGCGTGTCACCAGTGTGACGCTCGCCAATGACCAGATGGCCATCCGATGGAAGACGCAATCCGCCGCGCTGTAGAGCGCCAATTTCCCGAACTCACCGGTGGCTATCACCTGCCGCGATTCGCCGAGGTCACTGCCGTGGCCGATGCGCCGGCGGACGCTGGACTGTGCGACGACTTCCGCCCGCGCTACGCCGTGGACATTGTTGTTCTCGGCCCTGACGACGCGCCAGATCCGGCCATGCCACCGCTCACTGGCGTTCCTTTGCCGCTGCCCACAGGTGGCGAGGAAATGGGCATTTACGCCTTTCCGGAGGAAGGCACGCGGGTCGTGGTGTGCTTCGCCTACGGCCTGCCGAACAAGCCCTACATCCAATCGATCCTGCCGCATGGGCTGAGCATGCCGAAGGTGCCGAAAGGTGATCAGGTGTGGCAGCACAGCGGCACCGCCCAGCAGCGCGTCGACGCCGACGGTAACTGGTTGCGCGAGACCGATGGCAAGATCCGGGATCATGCGATCGAGCGCGAGGTGGAAGCCTTGGACAACCGCGAGCAGTTCCAGAGCCACATGCGGGCCGTCGACGACCATTCGACCGAGACGGTGGGAGGTGTGAAAAAGATTGAGGCGCTAGGCGCGCTCAAGCTGCTGTCCGGCGGATCTGCGAGCCTAGCGGCGGTGGATGATCTACACCAGGCGACCGGACGGGATCTAAATCTGGTCGTGGGTCAGAAGTACAACGCCACCGTAGGCGGAGACATGCGGGAGAAAATACAAGGGTTGCGCAAGAGCGTCACAGGTGTAAGCCAGAGCCTTAAAGCACCCAAGACATGGATCGGGTCGGAAGGTGTCAACGTTTTAAGGGTTTTAGGCGACACGCTTGATTTGCTTGAGCAGATGGCAAACCAGATTGCAGCGCACACCCATGGCCCCACACCCGTGCCGACGACAGCCGCAGCATTCACCGCCGATGCTGGCAAAGCCGCATTGCTGTCAGCAGAGCTAACTGCGGTCACGCTGTAGTTGGAACACTCTCGACATTCCAAGGGGTAGGAGGTAAGCCCGCGAAATTACGCTCGATAACTAAGCCGCCTGCGTTGACACGCAGGTAAGCAGATGTTGTATCAATGTGAGCGATCTCCCCGTCGTAGACCTCATCAATCGATTTCTCATCCCCGGCGAAATGTAAAATGGTGAGTATGTAGCTCTTGGCGACCCTATATGCGGCTATAGCCTGAACGGTTGTCGTACCAAGTGAGCGTTGGCGCATGGGTGCACCGTCGTCATAAAACCCAGTCAACACATGGCTCACACTATTAAGCTGTGTGTTTATCTCCCGAATTCCTAGAGTCAGGGATATCCAGTAAATATCACGTGCGGCATTCGTATACCATGTCAGTGTTAATTCTGGATCCTCATCCCTTAGCACTTTATCAAGACAGCTTCTAACAAACTTTATCCTACTGATCAATTCCGAAATTAGTTTTGCGTTTATTTCTGGCGTTCCAGTTTCAGGCCGCCCATGAAAAATCAATCCGTGCAGCTTAGGGTTTATTTGATACTCCACTACAAGCGTATCTATAAAAGTGACAGTCCCGATCTTATCGAAATAAGCAAAGAACTCTTTACGGTGTGAATAAAAAGCATCGACGTTATTTTTATTTTGAGCTATCGAAAGTTGATTGGATGCTATGGAGATTTGCTTAGCTGTTTGTTCTGTTGAGTGAAACCTAGCCACGGTAACGCCTAACGGAATCGCTAATGACAGCAATCCTAATGGAAGTGCACTGATTTTTATAAAGTTACTAAATCCTTCTGATGTTATAGAAACCGAATGCCCATACCAACACACCACCCCTGTGGCGAGAAAATAAGATGCGGGTGCGGCTATGCTCAACCAAAATAGAGGCTGATTGACCAAACCGTTATCTGAGCTTAAACGCATTGTGCCTAATAACTTATGAGCTGCTATCTCCCCCCGATGAAAAATGGACAGCACCAGCACCAAACTAAAAACAAGTGGACCTAGCAATAACGAAGCAAGCTGCAAAGTTTCCAAAATATTACGCCCTTATTATTGCTGCATTTAAATTCAGATTTTAGATGCCTCAGCCAAAACAATAGCAGAGTGCCGCCAGCATTGAGAAACCGCAGTGGACACTATCCATCTTTTCGAGGGCCTGAACTCTTATTCCAGACGACACCACCAAGATTGGGCGTAAGCGCAACCATCTACGTACTCGATCCCGCTCAAGACAAAGCCAGTCACCGCCATACCCGCCAGTGTGGCATCCAGTAGCGGTGGTAATGGATCTGGATCGAGCGGCATTCCGACGTCGACGCGCGCTACATTTGCTGCTCGGCCTAGTTCATGGCAGTTGGTTGAATTCACCATGACATTACCCCGGATTGCCCGATAACGGCGCCGCTCTTTCGGATCTAGCGCGACACCATGTAAACGCATGGGCGTGACAAGTACGTGCATGGTTTCTCCTAGACGTCAGCATCGAGGTCAAGCAACGATTCGACCGCGTATGCCAGCGCCGCGTCCGCTAATTCCAGCATGTCTCCCAGTTCGTCAGCATCAATCACCTGACCCTGATGCAGGGCATGGGCTTGCCTGAGCAATATTTTGTGATGGGCACCAGGCATTGCGAGCAACGCCACTTCATCGCGCAGCATGACCCGCCATTGCGCAACACCGGCTGTAATCGGCGTCACAGCTTCCACAGATTCTCTATTCATCGATCGTGCCCATCCTGCCGAAATACTGTACATGCAAACAGTATATCGACGAGCAGATGGCGCTACACCCATTCGGCGACTGACGGCATCGGCATGACACTGCCGGCCTCCAGGTAAGCATTGGAAAATTTCTTCTCTAATAAAAAAACAGCGGAAAAAGCACTTATCCCCCTCCCGCCAGCGGGCTTTACCTCAATCAATAATGCAAAGTGAATAGTGCTGAAAACGAGTTCTGGACGCGGCCCGCCGGCAGGTGCGATCTGAAGGTGCGTTCGTAAAAGAGTGTCAATTTTTGCAAAGATTTGCAGTGCTTTACCGCTTCACCAAAATCTAGTCTGTTGGGGTTTGCTCCTCAGATACTGCGGTTTTCAAGGGGAAAGGAAGGAAAAAATAGTAAAATGGGTGTTTTTCGTTTTTTTAAAGATCTAAATACTGATCTCAGAAAAATCGCAGATCTGCCTAAACCTCAATAGATTCGGGGCGTGAGAGGGCTGTTCATTTTCACAGGTCAACCGCAGTGCGAGCTGGAGCACTACGTCTGATGCGCTGAAGGGTAGGGGACTTTGTCCCCTGCCACGGAAATATGGACGGTGAGTCCATGCATGAGATTTTCAATCAGGTAGTGGCCACAGCAGTGTTTGAATGTCTGCGTAAGAAAGCTCTAAGGCAATCGGGCGTTTCAGCATATTGAGAAAGCTCAGACATTAGATCAGCATCCTCGGAAGCAAGATCAGTTTTTAATTTTCCCTTTTTTTGGAAAATTATCGATCCACCCGTAAGGAAGTCCACTTTAAGTGCTTCGAGAAAAAGTCGAAAAGCTTGTAATTGTTGTTTTCCCCTGTACATAGAAAGTCTCTTCTCAGGGATGAAAGACGCCCGCGCTTCCGCTACAGATTTTGTGCAAAGAAGGCTTACATCTGCTTTCTTGAATACTGAGGTGATATCGTTAGGATTATATATTATGCAGCTTTGAGTTAGGTTTAGCGTTGCCAGTTTGTCTATAGTCGCGTCATTGAGGAATAGCTTTATTGGAGTGACGCCATTTTTTTCTTGAATGAGGCGTGATTTTCCCCAGGAGTTAAACTCTAGAAGGTGAGCGCACAATTCTTTGAATCGTAATTCGAATATCTGCAAGCATGCTGCATGTTCCTTATGCAGGTCGTTGATTTCAGATACTTTAAATTCTGCCGACAAAACGTTGCTCAAGCAAATAGCTGATGTATACAGATTTTCTACTGAATAAGTAGGGGTGACATATATTCTATGAGGATCGGGGTTGGTCACTGGGTCATCGTAATCATTGTCGATAAACCCAACGAATCTGTAATCCTTGTAAGTGCTGTGTGATGCAAGTGATGCATGTAGCTCCAATACGGATTTACGACCGCCTGAGTTTATTCCCTTCCAACCGTTGTTGCCGAATTCCATTGATAGGCGGCAACTAAAATATTTCTCATCTTCACCTTCAAAAATGCAAATTATTGTATTTGGCGATTTGGAGTATGCTCTTGTAACTTCCATGAATTTCACGGGAGGCGATTGTGCCGCTCTGGCAAGGGCGTCTACACGGCTCATCATAGTTCCTTAATGTATACTGCAAGGTCAACAGTATGTTGTTTGAAGTCGTTAGCAAATATGAAGGGAGAATGCGTGGTGGAAAATAAAAAGCTGCATTTTCCGGATGCGACAATGTCAGGAAGTAATGTTTCCTGCCATTCCATAGATAGAGATAATTCGGGCTCGTCAAAGAAAATTGCGTAGTTGTCATGCTTTTGTAAATAAAGCTTCGCAAATAGAGAGATAATCTGCTTCTCTCCGGAGGAAAGAGCTTCCATGTCTACTTCGCTTTCATTTTTTCGTCTAACGACTTTGACTGAAACTTTTCCCTCGTCATACTTGATCATTTTGTCTGCTAAGTAGCGATTGCAAACTTCGGTGAATTTTTGTAGCGCTTGATCGTTATCCTTTTGTTGTGCATAAACTTTTACAAGATTGGAGATGAAGTAAATTAGGGGGTCGTGCCCAGCAAAAATTTCTCCGGACTCAATTAGTAGTGGTATTTTGTTTTTTGTGACTTCATCAATATTTGTTCCAATTCGATCAAGAACGATTTTTACGGCATCTGGGTTCTTTATTCTTTCCTTCAGCTCTTCGTCAAGGGAAAAACCTTCGGCAAGCTGGCTTAACATTTGTCCGTTAACTTTCGAAAACCATTCTACCGAGGAACTTAAAATCTCTTTGGTTCTTAAATCAATAAGATCTTGTACGTCCTTCATTCCGAAGTGAATGTTACCGTTATGACCGACTTCGTCGTCATTTTTCATGCCTAGATCGATCTCTACCCTCCGATAAGTCGGAAGGTAGAGAATGTTTTGAGGCATTTTAGATTTTATTTTGCTTAGTACTTTGTTGTTTTTAAATTGGCCAGCCGCATTCTCTTCTGTGCGAATGTATCGCTCGAGATAACTTAAAAGCATAGACTCGCCAAAACTACTTTTCTTGGCGGCGAATTTAAAGCTTTTACTCGCTTTGAATTGTTTGCTCGGCAGTTGGAAAAAATCTGTAAGGAGATCGTCAGCAGCACTGGGTGATATGATTTGTTTTAAGTGCTCATAAAATCCTTTGTCTTTGTTTCCATCAAAAAGCTTCAAATCACTATGTTTTATTTCAAATTTTTCGCCATCGTTAAAAACAATTTCAATACTTTCAAAGTCAATTTTTCTCAGGTTTAGCAAGTTTCCTGTTGTTACGTAGTATAGTGCATTTAGTATTGTTGTTTTGCCATATCCGTTTTCGGCAACTAATATTTTAACATTGGAATCAAATGATATTGAAACATCTCTCTCCTTGAAAAGTTTTGATATCGAAAATTTCTTAAGTATCTGCTCGTTCATAAGTTACTCGGCAAGTTAAATAATGGGTGAAGTAAGCCATATTCGAAGAGCATATTCTTCGAATAAAGAATGGTTTTTTAGGGGGAATGCATCAAGGTTGTTCTCTCCTCCATGAGATATCTAAAGGCCATCATGTCTCAGCATCAGTCCCCCCGTCTACTGTCGTCTGATCAATAGAAGCTGTTTCATCACACAATCAGGGTGCAAAACGGGGGGGCTGAGCGTGCATACGTTCATCCACGTGGGGGGTTACTTCCGTTCCAGCGCGATCAACCGAGCTAGGCCCTGCTTTATGAAGCCTGCATTCTCACCAATACGTTCCAGAGCACAACGGGCACTGTCGCCCTCATCGGTGAAGCCTTGTCGTTCTATAACAAGCACAAGCTCCATGAGCGAAGCCTCCAAGGCAATCTGATTCTCATAGATCTTTTCGAGAACATCAGGAAGAGAATATTCACTGGCCATGCGTTTGCCTCCATTCGGAAAGCAGGAAGCATAGCAGGGCACCTGTGCTGGCCAATTTCAGTTCGAGGATGGGAAAAAGGTAATTTTGGTAAGACGGTGTGAAAAACTGGCTGCGGCCGTTATAGACCGTGGCTTTGAGGTATTACCTCTGAAGGTAATATTTGGTAAGGCTGGAGGTAATAATTCACCAAGTGCCTGATTTTAAAGGGTTTCGTAGGTGGAGGAAATTACTACGACTAAGGGTAATTTTCTAACCTTCCTATTACCCTATTATTACCTTTGCTAAATCCATCTAACCTACTGATTATATTGGGTTTTTATGACTATAAAAAAGAAAATTACCAAAATTACCTTTTTCCCAGGGGTCAACCTGAAAACGGAGCGAAGCACAGACGGGGCGATTCGCTGGCCTTTCGTGCAAGCGGTTTTAACACTCACGAAACACGCCTGAGTCGACGATAGACAGTGCCAGGATTGGAGCCGAGAACCGCTGCTTAAAATTTGCTAACGCAGTCGGCAGAGGGGATGGGATAAGGAGTGAGAAGAACAGAGCTGGTACGCAACTGGTACGCGGGTTGGTGGCGAGGCGTTTGGGCGTTTATCTGCGGGAGGTAAAAGAAGGGTCAGTTCGATCCATCATCGGGGCGACGGAGAAGCGGCGGGAGAGTGGGGCGGGTGTGGCGGAGATAGGGGACATTGGCGGTTCTGGATTGGGTGGGGCTGGGAGGTGGGGGAGTTTATCAGGAATGGGGGCGGACGGGTTTGGAGGCTGGTGGAGGTCTGTCTTCTTTGCTCATTTATAGTGGATGCTTGGTAGTAAATAAATCTGACCTACGCAGTTGTCTATTATGTGGGCCATTTCTTACTCCTTTAACTCGTCGCAGGGAAATAGGTGTACTGGATTTATTTTTTTGTGCGCGGATTTATTTCTGATAGTGTTTTTGGATGTCCTTCCAGATGTAGCCATATCTGAATTCAAGCCAGCGTATTAGTAATTTGTCCCATTGTCGGCGGAAGTTGCTTTTCTCTCTTGCCTCCAGCATTTCATTTATGTCAGCTTTCAAGTTTTCTAAATTGAATGCTGACCATGTCATTGGAATCACCGTCTCAAGGTTCGTATGACAGACAGGTGCTACCTCATGATAAAGAATTCGCCTGATTTCCTCAGGGTCATAGTCTTCAGTTTGGCGCGCAATAGCTTCGTAATCAACTTCTGTATCAACAAAAGCGTCAGATAGCGCCCAATAGACGTAAGCGAGTTTCTCATCCATCATTGAACGTTCCATGCCAAGAGAAACATCGGGTAAAAAATTGGCGAGTTTATTTAGATAAAGCCGCCAATTTTTAGAGGCACAGCTCAGCACTACTTTGCCTGCTTCTCTTTCATTTTCTCGATGGCATTAGGTAGGTTTTGAATAAATTTAACACCTAGATAAAAGGACCCTTTGCCGACCAGCTTTGCCGCCGAAGCAGCCCGGTCCATACCCGTACCATGGGAAAAATCATCCTTAACTTCACTCCACGCTTCGCCCATCATTTTATCCAGCGACTCGTTGAAAGAAGGTCCGCTTTTTTCCTGAATCTCGTCGTCCATGCTTTTTCCTCAGGTAAGCAAGCTCACAGCGATAATATGAGCTTGCTATGCAGGTAATCTGTTGGTTTTAGGTTTCTACTGCAGAAATGATTTTTGCCTGACCGCGCTCTCGTTCCTTGATTTTTTCCTTTGCCTGACTCGCACTGCTCGCTCGTACACTGGTAGTGATTACCGAAGAGTTCGTACCGCGAGTAAACGTTATGCGGAAGTTCTTGTCGCTCATCCTTGCTTCTCCCAATGATATCAATATGCCTTGCAGGCAAATATTTATCAGTTGGGCTTTAAAAGCACAACCCTGTACGACAGATTGATCTGTCCGACGCCACTTGGCGTAAGACAGGACTACATCCACTCATGCGGTCGCGGCTACCCGGTTTAACAGGCCTTCTGAGCAAGCAGCCTTAGCAACATATGCTTGAAACGCGTTCATTCCCCAGGCTGAATTAGTCTGATGATCGCTGCAGCCAGTTTGCCGCTGTGATTTAAATGCAGTACTCCTCAAACTCCTTCCAAACGATTACTTCCACATTTGTTTAAATGAGGCCCGCTGTCGCTGTCCCGCTCCTACACCACCTTGCGCCTCCCCCTACACCTAAGACAGAATCCGCCGGCTTGTGCGTCTAGCTCGCGGGTTCTATCGTCCCTACGTCACTGAAAACCAGTGATCGGGTTTGGTAGCCCGTCTCCGTCAGAAGCACAAGACTACTGTCTTGCGAGGGCGTTTCTCGTCTTCGTTTTATGGTGGTCATGCGCGGGGCGTCTTCGGATGCGCCGGGGTTCCTGACGACCGGTCTACCAACCTGCGTATGGCCTCCACCCTTCGTTTGGTAGCGAGAGTGATGGCTCCTTTTCGTTTATCCGTCAGGAGTTACACCATGTTCAAACCAACACCGAATCCACCCGAAACCAACCCCGCGTCCCCCTACGAATCCCTCGATTCCCGCAAACTCCACGAAGCCGCCGAACGCGCCCTTGATCACTACCTCACCCCAACCAGCCAGATCATGGCCAGCAGTGATCAATCCAAACCGATGTTCCTCGCCAACCCGGCCTACGACACCGAATCCCTGCTCGCCAACGCCAGTGAGTCACTGGGTTCCGCCACGACCATGCTCAACGATTTCGCCGCGTTGCTGGATGTCTCGCACCGCAAGACGCTGCTGGGCATTGCGCAGGTGGTGATGTTGGGGGAGTTGGCGGTGAATCAGGCGTTGGATAACGTCGAGCTCAAGGTGTAGATCGCTGCCCTCCGTGGCGAGCGGCCAGCTCGTGGTCGCGGAGGGCGTTCTGTCGATGCGCAAAACAACTGCCGAAAATGGCGGGTTTCAGCCTGTTTCCACAGCAATAGCGATGTGCCACAAAAAATGATGGCAATGCGTCATCACGCGCTCAAAAAAGTTCAACGATTATACAAAAATATAAAGTTGTACAACTTTTCCCAAAATTTATAGCATCCGTTCCAACACCTTTGCTGAAACGATAAATCCAGCGTCAGTCCTGGATTTGTCCGCTGGTGCGTGGGCCGTCGGTACGGCTTTTCGCGTCAGGTTGTTGCAGCCGGGTCAGTGGAAGCTGCCCGTATTTCGCCCAGGACGACGACCCCGAATATGAGCGGTAACTCCGGTTATCAGAGATCTACTTTTTGTGCCTGACGTTGAATCGCGTCAGGGCGTTAGAGGCTGAACATGGCAGAAGCATCGAATTTCCTGGGCAACATCAAGGTTTCCCGAAAGTTGGGGGCCGGGTTTGGCGTTCTTTTGCTGGCGGTGGGGACGGTGGCCTTCATTGGCTATAGCAGCAGCAATGTGCTGGTGGATCGCCTGGACACCACGCGTCTGATCGGCACGCTCAACGATGCGACGCAGGACATGCGTCTGTCGGAGAAGCAGTACGAAGCGGCGGCGGATGTCGCTTATGCCGAGGCTTATCAGTCGCAGCTGACGGTGTTGCAGGGGCTGATCGCCAAGGCGTTGCAGACTCTGACGCGGGCGGAAAACCAGCAAGCCTTGAAGCGTTTGCAGGACACCACGCTGGCTTACGATCAGCAGGTCAAGCGTTTGGTCGAGGCGGACAAGGCGACCAGCGATGCGCTGAAACCGTTGGGGGCAATGTCGGACAAGTACGCCGAGACCTTCAACAGCATGTTCGAGAGCACCACGGCCAGTGCGCTGGTGTCTGCCGACAGTGCGCGGGTGGCGGATTTGCGCACGGTGGCGGATCTGCGCAATGGCATGACGATGTTTCGGCTGATGTTGCGGCGTTATATCGCGGTGCCGAGCGAGGCCAACAAGCAGGTGCTGCTGGACACCACCGATGCGTTTCTGGCCGACATGAGCAAGGCGCGCAGCGGTTTGCCGGCGACCCTGTCGAGTCAGCTTGAAGAGGCGCAGGCCGGCATGCGCCGTTATCGTGAGGTGCTGGTGCAGGTCGCCGCGCTGTTCGAGCAGAAGCAGAGCCTGCGTCAGCAGGTGGATCAGCAGAGCCAGGCGATGGACGGCATCATGACCGGCCTGATGGACACTCAGCAGCGTCTGGCGCGGGACGATCAACAGCGTGCGTTTATCCAGATTGCCGTGCTGACCGTGCTGGCGCTGGTGGTCGGTCTGTTGGCTGCGGTGCTGATCTCGCGGCAGATCACCGGGCCGCTGGCGCTGACGGTGGAACTGGCGCGACGGATTGCCAAGGGCGATCTGACGGTGCAAGCCAAATCCAGCCGCAAGGATGAGTTGGGCGATCTGCAAAACGCGATGCAGGACATGGCGCAAAGTCTGAACACGTTGGTGCAGGGAATCGGTAACGGCGTGACACATATTTCGACGTCGGCCGAGAAGCTCTCGGCGATGAGCGAGCAGACCAGCGCCGGTGTGCGTCAGCAGAAAGTCGAGGTGGATCAGGTCGCCACGGCGATGCACGAAATGGCCTCGACCGTGCAGGAGGTGGCGCGCAACACCACCGACGCATCCGCCGCCGCAACCCTGGCCGATCAGCAGGCGCGTCACGGCAGTGCGGTGGTCAAGCAGGCGACCGTGCAGATCAGCGAACTGTCGGTGGCGATCGAGGAGTTGGGCGGAGCGATGAACGTGCTGTCCCAGGACAGTGAGCAGATCGGCAAGGTCATCGATGTGATCAAGGCTGTCGCCGAGCAGACCAATTTGCTGGCGCTGAACGCGGCGATTGAAGCGGCGCGGGCGGGGGAGCAGGGCCGTGGTTTCGCGGTGGTTGCCGATGAAGTGCGGTCGCTGGCGCAACGTACTCAGGACTCGACCAAGGAAATCGAAGCGCTGATCGTCACCTTGCAGCAGGGTACGCAAGCCGCTTCGACACTGATGACATCCAGCCGCGAGCGCACGCTGGACACCGTGGTGCTGGCGCAGAAGGCCGAGCAGGCGATCACCGAGATCAACCATTCGATCGGCACGATCCAGCAAATGAGCCTGCAGATTTCCGCCGCCGCCGAGCAGCAAAGTGCGGTGGCCGATGAGATCAATCGCAGCATCGTCAGTGTGCGCGATGTGGCCGATCAGTCGGCCGTCGCCAGCGAAGAAAGTGCTGCCGCGACCATTGAGCTGGCATCGCTGGGGCAGGACCTGCAGCGCATGACGGCGCATTTCCGCACCTGA